CGGCGATCTGTCGCGGTGCGGCCCTGGCGACGATCCGGCCGTCGCGATCGTGAGCCCGCGGAAGAAGCAGTCCCGGATTGCGCTGAAACGAGCGCTCGCCACGTGCGCTAAGTGGCATCCACTCGGAGAAGGTGAGCCGCCGGATCTTGTCGACGCGAGGAAGGCGCTCGTGTTGGTCCTGGACGATCTGGGGCTAGAGCGTGACCCGTGCGAAATCATCGACGTCATCCACGCGCGCTATGAGACTGGCCTGGTGACCTGGACGACGACCGGCCTGGGCCTGGACGAGCTACGGTCGAAGTACGGCGAGGCAGTCACTAGGCGGCTCGTGGAGGGGCAGACGTCGCCGGGGCGGCTGGTGTCGTGCTTCGAGAAAGCGAAGGCCTCGTGATGCATTTTAGGGGCATCCCACCCGCCATCAACGCCCTACCCGCCCCACTCTGCGACCTCCGCAGCGTCGGCGAGACGACGACAATCCTCGGCGACATCGACTGTCCGACATGCCGCCGCATCCTGAAACTCGACGGCAAGCAGTGGGCGCCGAGGCAGGACCCGAAGATGAATCCCGCCTCCCGCTCCCTCATCGACCGCAAGCGAGCGGCAAGTGGAGATGAGACGTGAGCCACTTTACCACGTTCGACGAACTCACGAAAATCGAGGCAACGCTAGAGCGCGAGAACACGAATCCGCGTCTCGTGCTGGCGGTATTTCGCGAGGTAGAGAACGGAACCGAATGCGAGTTCGTGTCGGTCCGCTGCGACCGGTGCGCGCATTGGGGAAAGCCTGACGCTGGCGGCTTCGGCGTCTGCAACGGACTCGATGACAAGCGTGGCGCGTTCGTGGCCGACGTCGCGGAGTACGGGAACTCGGAGCTACTGACGCGCGGTAGTTTCGGTTGCTCAATGTTCACGCCCCGAACGGAAACGGAGACGGCGAAGTGACACTCATCCTCGGACTACGTGATCCAATCAAGAACCGCGCGATCGTCTGCGCCGATACGGGCGCGTGGCGCGGCGACGAGATCGGAACCTTGAAGACGCCGAAGCTCTGGGGTGCAGACGGCTGGGTGGCAGGCTTCGCGGGAAAGAAACGAACACTCGACGCCATTCAGTTCGTGCCGTTCCCGGGCGACGACTCTCCCGCGCAGCTGCACGACTACGCGATCAGGATTGCCGAAGTTGCGGCACGAATAGCTGAGCTCGTTCGACGCATCGATCTCGACCAGAAGGACGACGGCTACGGTCTGATCCTCGCGCGAGGCGAACGGCTCTGGTCGGTGTCGATCGGCGAAGTGACGGAAACTACGGCGCCGTATGCCGTCGAGGGCGCCGGGGCCGACTATGCGACGGGCGCGGTCATCATGCACTCACTCGCCGCGACACTCACGGTGGCAGAGAACGTGATGCGCACGGTCGCGACGATCACGACGCGCGTTCACGCGCCGTTCGTGTGGATGGCAACGGACGGGACGGAGGGAACGTGGACGTGAGAATCGACGGGGCGATCGTTTGCGCGGAGTGTGGAAGGGAAAAGGGATGAAAAGAAAACTCAACTTCGATCATGAGATAGTCGCCGAGGAGCACAACGATCCGCGTGAATCGGAAGTGACGCGCCCGCTTGATTTCTCGGACGGCGCATGCGCGGCAGAAGAGCTTGCATACCGAACGTACGAAGTGGACGCGAACGGCGAAGACCGATTACGTCAGACCAACTATGAGGCGTTCATGGGAGAGCGAAGCCGGCGCGCCAGGATGCGAGATCGCGCCCGTCGTAGGAGCAAAGAGCATCCGCTCCGTACAACTCGGCTCGTGGTTGGTCAGAACATCCGCGCACAGGACACCGAGCGCCCGGGTGTGCTGAAGGTCGAACAGTGGGAGGCATGGCGCTGGTGCTTCAGCGGCGAGTGCGCCTATTGCGGAGGTAAACCGGACTACGAATGCATCGAGCACGTGGTCCCGCTCTCGCGCGGCGGCGAGAACACGATCTACAACGTCGTCCCGTCATGCCAGCGATGTAACCAAGCCAAGGGCATCAAGGATGCAATCCGGTGGATGACGCGAACGGCCCGGCTCTCCGGGTTCATGGAGCGGATTGCCGTTGCGCTAGAGCGCATGAACGAAAAAACCAGCCCGTGAGAGCTGGCCTTCCCGAGTCCTTTGGCGGGGATTCACGAAAGGCTAGCACAGTGAACGCGACACAAACAGATCCGACCTCACCCGCCGGCATCCCGGTGGACTTCTCGTCCGCGTCGATCCACATGCCCGCCTCCGACGCGAGGGCGCTCCGGGTGTACTTCCGAAGCGGAGGGCTCTCCGGCTGCAACGGGAGCAACTGGGGGCAGCAGCTAGAGCGGCTGTTCACGACGGCGGGCGGCTCAAAGCCCTGCGAGGACTGCGGGGGAAGCGAGAAGGACGGCCGCGCCGGTAGCGGGTTCATGCCCGTGCGGAAGCCAAAGAAGAAGCGCGAGCAGAACGAAGCGCTCTCGCTCCTCATGGGCGAGGAGATCGCCGCGAAAGTGGAGGCCGAAATCCCGCAGATGAGCGGCGACTACTGCGTGTCGTGCGGCGGCCGAGGCATCGTCGCGCTACGAAAGCAGACGCGCCCGACGGGGCCGGTGACGGTGCGCCCGACAGGATCCAGCAAGCACGGGCGGGTACCGAACACGACGATCGACGTCGACCTGCTCACGGTCGGGCGGATCCTCCGATGTATCGCCGCATTGCGCGAGGTGTGGCCCGAGGCAGTGGCGGTAATCGGTGCGAAGTTCGGCCCCGACTCGGACAGCGAGGAAGGAGGCAACTCGCTCTTTCCCATCTACCCGCTCACGGAAGCCGGAAAGAAGCTGCTCCGAAAGAACCCGACCGGACTCCCCGCCGTGGCGCTCCTCGCGAACGAATACTCGGCAGCCATCGAGCACAACGACGCGACGAAGAAACTCCAGTTCGCGGCCGCAAAGGTGCAGGCGCAAGAGCTCTACCGTCGCGCGTGTCAAGCATGGAACGCGGCCGTCCACCCGGAGGCGAGGAGCGACCTCACCGAGCGAGCGGATCGGCTTCTCCGAGGCGAGGCGCTCCAGTGAGACCGCCCCGGGACCCCGGCGAGCTGCTGTCGCTCCCGCAAGCCCAGCAACGGCTCGGCATGGCGGGACCGCGCGGGAGACGGCTACGCGGCGTCTTGCTCGCCAAAGAGTCCGAAGCCGGCACCCGAATCATGATTCGCCTCCAAGGCACGAAGCGGCCTAAGTGCCGAATCACGTGGAGCCTTCTCCGCCGTCATTGTCCCGAGCTTTTCGAGTCGAAAGTGGAGCAACTCGAACGCGACATGAAGAGCTATCTGGGGTCGATTGACGCGAAAATAGCCGAAAGCGTGTCGACGCATGTTGCCTCGCAGGTGGAGCCGCGCCTCGACGAACTGTGGCAACGAGACGAGACCATTGCGGAAAGTGTGCGCCAACTAGCGCGAAGAGTGACGCTCATCGTAGGCCCGGAAAAGCCCGGAACGGCACACGGGAAAGCCAAAAGAGTAGAGACCCCTCGCGCGCCCGCTCAGAATTCCAGAGCAGCCGCAGAGTGACAGCTCACGATGTGGCTCGACCTCCCGCCGCGACTATCGCTTCGCCAGCAAATCCAAGACGACTTCGACGCACACCGCACCCCAACGGGATCGGTAGCGACATCGCCGACGAAGCGACGACGCAAACCTTCCAGCGAGCGCCGAGACGCGACGGAAGCCGAGACGATTGTCGCGAGCGCAGGGAAGGCGTGACAGATGGACGACACAGAACGTGACCCGTTCGGGTTTCCGACAGCAGGAGCGATCGTCACCGGTTGCCCCGATGGTTCCATAACCGTCGAGTACTCCTGCGGTGCCAAGGCGCAAGCGAAGGCAAACGACGCTGTCCTCTGGACGCTGCCGGCGCTTCGTAAGACCGCGCGCAAGGCGTGACGGGAAAAGATTTGGGATGCCCTCGACGGGGAACAGCCGTCGCCAGCCTGTTTCGCTGGTAGTCGTAGCAACGGGCCGTCCGGAACCAACGGAACGACTCGACACTCTGGTGAGAAGCCGGAGCATCCCGCCAACGATGGCGCGGCATTCCGCCGTAGCCGACTGAAGTAGCAGCAAGACACTCGCAAGCTGACGCCGAGCGCAACGGGCGATGGCGAGTAGGAGCAGCGAAAATGAACGGCGTGCCGACACCGGCCGACGTGGAGATTGTGTTTCGGACGCACTACCTGCGAACGGGAAACATCCGAGCATCGGCGAGACAGGCGAAGATACCGGAACGGACAGGGCAAGATCTCGCGACACGGGCTCAAGCTGACCCGGAATTCACGCAAGCCCGCGCAGCTATGTATGCCCGCGCGCTTCCCGACGCCGAACGCATGCTCGTGAGCGCGCTCGAGATCGCGTACGACCGACTCGAGGCGGGACCCGAGTCGGTGCTCTCGGATCTGCCGGGTGGCGCGTCGAAGGTCACCATTCAGGACCCGGGACCGCAGTACCTCCGAGGCATCGCGGACGGCACGAAAGTCCTGACGCTCGTGCGCAAGGCTGCCGAGCCGACCGCGACCGACACAGGCCCTTCCGTGATCGTGAATCTCACGGTCGAATCGCCGCCTCCGAAGCCTGACATCGATGGCGCTTGAGTTCACGCTCGACCGTCACCAGTCGCGAGCGTTTCAGATGGTGCGGCCCGGCGTGGTCTGCACGTTCCCGCTCGGCCGTGGCAGCGGCAAAAGCTTCCTGGCTCGGTCGCTGATTCATACCGGCGGACTGAACCAACCTGGCGCGCACGTCGGGCTCATCATGCCGTCGCTCAAGCAGGCGCGGCAGGTGTTCTGGCCGGCGCTGCTCGACGACTTCGAGGGTGCGCTTCGTGGCTCTCTTCGTGGTCCGCCGAACCGCACCGAGCTGACCGCCACCTATGCGAACGGCTCACGCTTCACGACGTGGGGCACCGAGAACGCGGGCGGCATCCGCGGCCAACGCTTCACGCGAATCATCCAAGACGAGACGGACCTGATCGACCCAGCTACCGAGCACGCGGTCATCACACCGACGTTTTCCAGAGTGGGCCGCAACTTCGAGCACGCCAAGTTTGGCACGCCTCTCCGCGGTCGATACGGATCGCTCTACGCGACGTTCTCGCTTGTCGGCAAAGAGCCCGGCTTCGACGGTTTCAAGCTCCGGAGCGAGGAAAGTCCGCAAGTCGACCAGGAGTGGCTCGCTCGCGTGAAAGCGACGACGCCGCCCGACATCTTCCGCCGCGAGTACGAGTGCGACTTTGATAGCGGCGAAGGCCTCGTCTACGACCTCTTCGACGAGAACTTCCACGTACGGGAACCGTTCGCGAATCAGGTTTGGTCCGAAGTCCTCGTCGGCGTCGACTGGGGCTACGCACATGCCGGCGCGATGATTGTGATCGGCGTCATCGGCAACGGCGAAGACGCGCAGGCTCACGTCATCGAGGAAGTCTACACGCCGGGCAAGGTGCTCGACTGGTGGACGGATGCGGCGCGAGATATTCAGCGGCGGTACCAGCGCGCCCGATTCTTCTGCGACCCCTCTCAGCCCGCCTCGGTAGAGACGCTCTCCGGCGCGCTCGGCAAGTGGGTCGAGGCTGGAGATAACAAGCACGACCAGGGCATTGCTCGCGTGGCGACGATGCTCATGCGTACTGGCGAAGAGCCGAAGTGGTGGGCGCGTCTGTACGTTTCGGCGAAGTGCCCGAACGTCATCCGCGAGTTCAAGACCTATCGGCGCCGGAAAGATCCGAAGCGCGACGACCGCTACCTCGACGACGTCGAGAAGCGCGACGACGACGCCATGGACGCGATCCGGTACGCGCTGCTTTCCCGCTTCGGAGCGCCCCCCAACATTCGACACGAGTGGACGGCTACGAGCTTCGGATGAGCCATGGCCGACCCGTTTGCAGTCCTCCAGAAAAACCTCACCCCGCGCTACCGCTGGATCGATAGGCTCGAAGCCTACGTCGAGGGTCGGCAGTATGCGGGCCTGGCGCCTTGGTTCGCTGACGGCGTTCCGCTGCTCGACCGTGCGCCGTGCATCGTCGAGCCGATTGCCGAGAACGCGATCGAATCGTTCGTTGACTTGTGTCTCGGCGAGGGCCGCTTCCCTTGCATCACGAGCCATGTTGACGAGAGCGACGACCTCTTCGACCCACGTTTCGGCCTGAGCGAGACGGACAGCGAAGAACTCGACCGCGCCATTCAGCATATCGCCAAGCAGGCGAACCTGGAGCAGACAGCCCGCGACGCGATGGCGTGGGCGCTCGGTGAGCGCTCGGTCGCCGCAATCATCTGCGTTCGTGACGGCAAGCTGGCGATCGACAACGAGCACGCGAAGAGCGCGGAGCCGACGTTTGATCCGCAGCGGCCCACTGTTGTCACGAAGCTTGAAATCCGATTCCCGTACATCGACACGTACTGGAACGACGCCGAGAAGAAGTGGAAGCAACGCTGCCTCCTCTATCGCCGCGTCATCGACGACAAGTTCGACACTGTCTACAAGCCCATCGAGGCGCATGAGAGCGGTGAAGAGCCAGGCCCCGGCGAGTGGACGCCTGAGACGCAGACCGAGCACGGCTTCACGTTCTGTCCGGTCGTCTGGTACGCGCACCGCAAGACGGTTGCGACCGATCGCGGCTTCGACGGCGTCTCGCTGCATGAGCGCCAGCTTGACGAAATCGACGCGCTGAACCGCACGCTTTCGCAGAAGCACCGCGCGGGGCTCTATTGCGGCGATCCGCAGCCAATCGAAACGGGTGTAGCCGAGGACGTGAACCCGGCGCCGATGGGTCAGGCCGCGCAGGGGATGAAGCCCTACGCGGACGCCAGCGGTCGGGTGCTCGAAGACCCGGCGACCCGCGAACAGAATCAGCGCTGGCAAACGGCCGGCGGCGGCCCTGCGGGACGCAAACGCGGCCCCGGCGTCATCTGGCGCTACCCGAATCCGGCAACGAAAGTCGAATACCTCGTGCTGCCGCCCGAGGCCTTGAAGGTTCTCGAAGACGAAGCGAGCGCGCTCCGCGGCATCATCGCAAACGCATTCTCCTGGGTCCGTAGCGATCCGGCGAGCATGGGCGAAGGCAGTCACCGGCAGGTCTCGCTCTCGAACATCTCCGGCAAGGCGCTCGCGTGGATGTACAAGCGCCAGACGACGGCGTGCGACACGCTGCGGCCTGACTTCTGGAACGGCTGGCTTCTGCCGGTCGTCAACATGCTGCTGCGCGCGGCGCTGTCGTTCGCGACTGATAAGAGCCGCGGCGAGCTGTATCTGCCCGGCCTCGCGAAGTTCCCGACGCTCCTCGCTCGTTTCGAGCAAGACGTCGCGAAGGGCAACGACCAAGCCGGCAAGCCCGTCACGGTCAAGCAGTGGTTCTCGCCGGTGCTGTCGCCGCAGTGGGGGCCATACTTCCCGCCGACCGAGGAAGACCAGAAGCGCGTCTCTGACCAGACGAAGCAAGACCACGACTCGGGCTTCATTACGAAGCGCACGGCAGTCGGAAAGCTCGCCGAGTTCTACGGCGACATCGACAACGTCGATGAGTACGTGAAGACGCTCGAGGACGAAGCGCAGAAGAAATCCGACGATGAGCACGCCAAGCAGCTCGAAGTGCAAAAGCAGCTCGGCGAGACCTTGAAGGATGGCGGTTCCAAGTCCGGAGCACGAAGCGGCAACGGAGCGAAACCGGAACCGGTTGGCCGCAGCGGTGGGGCTGTGGGCGCTGTGGCCTAGAAGCCGCAAGACCGACGCTCTCACGGCGGCGCTCGTTCATGGGCGCATCGACGCCATGCAGACGGGCGCCGACGTCGCGAACGCGCAAGCTAAGGCGAAGATCGCGGCGCTCGACTTTGAGATCACGAAAGCCGAGGCGAGGCACGCTCAGCGGGTCGCGTCCAACTATGCCGAGATCGTGCAAACGACCGGCGAAGTAGACGCGGCAGCGCTCGAACGAATCGCCGTCACCGAGACGTCTCGCGCGTTCAACGATGGCGTTGTCGAGCAGGCGCGTCAGATACAGGAAGAGACCGGCGTCGAACTAGAACGCATCTGGCGAGCCGAAGGGAACGCCTGCGAAGAGTGCGCGGGGCTCGACGGCAAGACGGTTGGCGTCAACGAGGACTTCCCGGAAGGGGAGCCCGGTTCGATCCACCCGAATTGTAACTGTGAGTCCGAGATTCAACCGAAGCATTGAAAGTGGGGTTTCATGCAATGCGCCGCCTGTCAGATCGAAGTTCATCCCGTCAAAGAGATGTACGGCCCGGGCGTCTTTATCTCCAAGTGCCCGCGTGCTGAATGCGGCGCTCCCATGGATGACGCGCCAACCATCAGCGTGAATCCAGATGCGGCGTCCGAGCTGCAAGGGCTGCAGAACGAGCTCGACATGCTCTCCGGCGTCGAGAACCCGAACGCGGAAGAGCGGCAAAGCCTGATGTGGGTCCGTCAACGGATCATGCGGCTCAAGAATCCCCCGCCTCCGGCACTTGCTATGGCGGTCACGGAGGCTTTGTCGGCGGCGCGTCCGGTTGCTGCACCGGTCCCCTCCCCGAGTGCGCCCGATGCGCCCGTCGACTTCTTCGATCAGGTTCGCGCCAGGCTCGTCGCTATCGACGCGCAAGTGGCGGACTTGGAAAAGCTCAAGGCCGAAGCTCGAAAGCTCCGCGCCATGCTTGCTGCGGCAGAAGCCGCGGACGCGAACTGAATGACCGCGATCGTCCAGCCCGCACAGCGGTTCACCGCATCGGGCAATCCAGGGGACACCGCGTACGACAAGGCGCAAGCGTGGCTCGGTGACAAGCGATTCGCGGGATTCGTTCCGCTGCACATCGCTGCCACCGGTGACGCCGCGTCTCTGCTCCTGAGCGGCCCCGAAGGCGGCGCGATCGTGTTCGTCAAGGCCGACAAGAAATGACCACCTCCCGCCGCCTCCTCTACACGATCTCCGACACGAGCCCGGCAGTGGCGAGTACCGCGTTGTCGGCGGCGACACTCGGCGGGCTCGAAGAGTACGACTGGTTCACGATCGACGCGGCACTCGTCGGCGCAACCGGTGGCACGCTCGACGTCTACCTGCAGCGACAGATTGCGGCAGCCGCCGAGGTTTCCGGCGGAGTGTGGGCCGATTGGCTCCACTTCCCGCAGCTGTCCGCGGGAGGCGCGGCGGTGAAGTACAGCGCAATCACAGGCGCGAGCACGACCATCACGGTCGTCGGCAATGCGACCGATGCATCTGGCGCAACTCCCGCGCTTGCCGCCAATACCTTCATCGGGGGTCACCCCGGGAACATGCTCCGCGCGGTCTACGTGGCGGGCACCAGCACCTCGGCAGGCGCCGCGGTGAAAATCTACGTCACCGCGTGGAAACGCCGAGTCTGAGCAAAGGAAATACCCATGGCCGTCACCGTCGGAACCGTCAAGAACGCATTCGCCTTCACCGAGTCGATCGGGCCTGGTCTCGCGCTGGATTCGAGCGCCGACAAGATGCTCGAATGCCGCGTCACCGTTCAGTTCGACGCCGGCACGTACGCGCAGGCCGACGGGAGCTCGTTCTCTCCGGCGACCGTCATTCAGAACACGCGCCGAAACGGCAAGACCGTGACGGTTCGTCGTGCGGCTTTCGTGTCCGCTGGCGACGAGAACGGAACGACCGTGACCGGCGGAGACACTACGGTGTCGACGAGCGTCGTGTCGCTGCACCTCTACGGCTCCGACCAGACGACCGAGCATTCCAATGCTGCGCTGAGCGCGACGTGGAACCGGCCGTTGACGTTCGCGGTCTCGTTCACCGAATCGATCGCGTAGTCCGCCAATGGCTGCCCCGAAGTTCTCGCCCGCGTACCCGTGGTGTGCCGTGGTTTCGTTGGAAGACGAGGCCGAAGAAAACGCCGAGGCGGGTCCGGGCGATGAACTCGAGCTGTGTCAGCTCGTCGCTGTCTGCGATGCGTGCAGCATGAAGCCCGGTCAAACGGTGCTCGTGCAGCCCGCCGCGTACCACTACGCCGACCGATATGAAGATGTGCTGTTCGTGCCGATGGAATCGATCCGAACAGTCGTGAACGAGAAATAGCCTCCTAAGCCGACGCCGGGCGTTGTTCGGGCGAACACAGGAGACACGATGGCAGACGCAATCGCGACTGCGGGCACAGGTGCGCCCGCGGCAGGGGATACGACCGTAACGACTCCGGCAGCTCCCGCGGCACCGGCCGCTGCAGCTCCGGCAGCACAGCCCCAAGCCGACGACCCGACATGGTTCAAGCCGAGACTCGAAGCGGCGAAGACTGCGGCGGAGCGGAAGATCCTCGCGGATCTCGGCGTCACCGATGTCGCGGCCGCAAAGGCGATTCTGGCCGAGGCGAAGGCCAAGGCGGACGCGGGGAAGACGGCCGAGCAGAAAACGGCCGAGCTCGAAGCTCAGTTGCGATCCGTAATCTCCGTCTCCGAACGGAACGCGGCAATCGTCAACGAGCAGGCGGCGCGCCTGTACGGATCGCTGTCCGAGAAAGAGCGCGCGATCGTCGACATCGCCGCCAACAACGATCCCGCGCTGCGGCTCGACGCCATTCAGAAGCTTGTCGATGCCGGCGTGATCGACGGAGGCGACGAGCCCGCTCCGCCGAAGGCCGCGCCAATCCCTGCCGCCGCATCTACCGGCAATGCAGGGGCGCCACCCGCGCCAGGCGCTCACGCGCAACCCAACCACCTCGCCACGTACACGGATCTCCAGCGTCGGAATCCGGTCCACGCGGCTCATTACCTGATCACCAACTTCGACGCGATTCAGAAAGCCAAACAGGCAACGACGTAACGCGAAGTCGCGTTCGCCGGTGCTCTGAAGGAGCCAATCCATGACCCTCGTCAACCGCGCCTCTCTCCCGCAGGAGTTCTTCGACTTTTGGTCTGCCCGCCTCTTGGTGCAGCCGGAGCCGATGTACCTCCACGGAAAGCTCCTCAAGATGGCGCTCTCCGCATCCCTCGATGTCGGAGGACTCCTCGGCATGCCGATCTCCGGTCGCCAGTTCGGCGGCACGGGCGATCCATATCAGACGGATCCCGAGAAGGGACGCCTGGTGCTCTCGGACGGTCTCTACGATCAGTCCGTCGTCTTCGTGCCGGAGCTCGGCAAGGGTCCGGGTCATACGGTCCGCATCAACCGCCCGAGCTTCACGAACACGACCTACACGCAGGCGTCTCGTGAAGTCGCGAGTGGCACGACCATCTCGGTCGTTCCGATCGCGGTCTCGAGCGAGCAGACGAGCGTCACGCTGCGCCGGTTCGCGGGTCCCTACGACCAGACGAACACGCGCGTCGCGCCGCTCGGCATCGATCGCTTCGACGGCTCGGTGATGCTGCACAGGCCCGCGCAGATCACGGGCCTCAACCTGGTCCGTGACTTCGATCGCACGCTCGACAAGTTCGGCGTGACCTTGTTCGACAACGCCACGACCATCGTGCGCCCGACCGGCATGACGAGTGACAACTCGCCGGCCGTCGCGGGCGACTACCCGATGACGTGGTCGGTGCTGCAGAGCACGGAGCGCCAGCTCGACGACCTGAACATCCCGACCTTTGGGAACGGGAAGCGCGTCATGGTGCTGCACCCGCGCCAGGTCGAGCAGCTCACGCTTGATCCGACGTATCAGCGGCTCGCACGGTACGAGCGCGACATCAATCCGCTGTTCAACGGCACGTACGTGTCAAGCGTCGGCAACTGGGACATCTTCAAGTCCACGACGCTGACGACCGCCACGGCGAGCCCGAGCAACGTCACCGTGTACTACGGCCAGGCGTTCGGCCCCGGCGGCATCGGTGCCGGCATCGGCGACATGCCGCGAGTCGCCTACAACTCGCAGGACAACTACGGCGAAACCGCGCTCGTGATTTGGCTCATGTACTCCGGTTTCGAGGTTCTCGACTCGCGCTTCATTGCGCGAATCACGACGTCCTGAGGAGAGCACGATGGCTTTCAACGATCTCGTTCAGAACGCGCAGCAGTCCACCTCACTCACGCTGACGAGCATCAGCTCCGGCAACATCGTTGCCGGGCCGACGCTCCTCATGTCGCGAGTGAAGGCGGGTACGCTCGGCGCCCACGTCGTGGCGACGGCCGCGACCAGCACGATCACGCTCACCGCAGTGTGGGAAGTCTCCGACGACGCGACCACGTGGGACCGTGTCCTCGATGCGGCGGCTTCCGTGCTCTTCGCCACCGGCACCGTTTCGGCGGTGACGGGGCAGGTCAGCGCTCCCAACGCCGTGAACAGCAAACGCTACGCTCGCTGCTCGTGCCTTGTTGGCGTCACCACCGGCGGCGCATCGGATCATTTCGTCGTCCGGTACGACTATATCCTCGACCCGGGCGCGTGAACGTGACCGATGGCTCTCACAGCTTCGGAGCTGCAGCGCGTCCGGTTTGAGACGGGATATAACGTCCTTTCGGCAGGCGCAGAGCCGTACATCAGCTACGTCGCCGTCTTCGACAAGGTCATTCAGCAGTACATCAACGGCGCCGCGAAGACGACCAGCGCGACGCCTGTTGCTGCCTCGACCGCGTTCACTCCCGCAACCCTGACGCTGGCGGACCCAACCGGGTTCACGGCGTTCGACCGCGTGGTGGTGGACGTAGACGACCGGCTCGAAGTGGCGACGCCGCAGAGTCTGTCTGGAGCCTCTCTGACATTGCTGCTTCGGCGCCCGCACTCCGGGACGTACCCGATCAGCGTCGAGAGCGGCGAGACCATCGTTCGGGAGAAGCTGCGGCAAATCCTGATCTTCCAGGGTGAGCTCACCGCAAGCCCCGGGACCGGCGCGCTGAAACAGGTCGACGAGATCCAGTTCTACGGCGTCGGCGAGCGCTCCGGATTCGCCGTCGCGCGCTCGGACCTCATGGCACTTCGAGATGAACTGGCAGGCGCGCTGGGCGTCGCCAACCTCTGGCGCGAACGAACAGGCGGCGGCGGAATTGCCGTCAACTACTGAAGGATTCACATGACCGTTTCGAGCACGATCGTAATTCCGCCTGCTGGCCGAGAACAATGGAACCAGGGCGGGGAAGCCACGGATCCGTCGCTGATCCCGGTCCTCACTCAGGCGAAGGCGGACATCGCGGCGATCCTCGTCGACGCCCAGACAGCCCAGAAGCGAATCAATATTCCGCTGACGTCACTGCGAGAGGCGTCGAGTCTCAATGTACTGAACATTGCCGGGAACGGCGGCGTCCTCGCGTCCGATACGACCCCCGTCCTGTCGGCCATCAACGGCGCAACGGATGGCTGCCAGCGAGTTACGTGGGCGTCGAGCAACAACGACCAGGTGATTTTTCAGGTCATCGTCCCGACGGACTTGGACGATACCGCGGACCTGAAGCTGTATACGCGCATCGCCAGCGGCGGAACGACCAACGCGGTCGGGTTCGCCGTCAAGACATTCTTCGACGAAGGGTCGACGGCGGTCGACGACACGAGCGCCACCAATCAGACGACGACGTACGCGAACAAGCTGACGACGATCGACAAGGCGGACGTTCCTGCCGGAGCGACCACGCTGACGATCGGCCTCACGCCTGCCGCGCATACCACGGACACGCTGAACCTGACGGCGGTGTGGCTCGAGTACCAGCGCAAGACGCTGACGTCGTGAGCCATGCCCGCCCCGGGCCATTCGCTCTATCGGCGCGCACTGCTGCACCATGCCGGCGCGTCCACGTCGGGGATCTCCGAGACCGTCTACCAGCAACTCGCCGAAGACTTTCCGAAGCGCTGGATCCAGTGGGTCCGTTCCGCGAAGTGGCGCGGGCCGATCGAAGTGCCGCTTGAGTCCGTGGACTTCACGAATCGGAAGACGTGGACCGCCGAACCTGACGACAAGAAGGTCAAGCGATTCATGCAAGACATCCGGGACGGCGTCGTCAAGCCCGCCGTCCTCGTGAACGAGCCCAACAACGAGAAGATGGTGATCGCCGACGGGCACCACCGTTCACTTGCCGCGCAAGAACTCGGCGTACCTGTTCGCGCGTATGTGGCAACCGTCGGAATGGTGCACGGAGACTGG